GAGTCGCGGTAAGAAGGGTATCGAGGCTGTGACTGCTGTAGGTTTTGGGGTTGTCTTAACCCATAAGTCTGTGTTTGACGCTATGCCCCAACCCTGGTTTGATGTAGTATGGGGGGCGGGTGGTCTGATTGGCGAAGATGTGCATTTTTGCGTGAAAGCCTTAGATCACGGTATTCAGACGTTCGTGGATCACGAATTGAGTCTTGAGATAGGACACATAGGGACGCACGAATATCGATGGAGCGATGTCGAATATGGCCCTAAACACTTACAGCGCACTGCAAACGACGATAGCTAATTATCTCTCACGAGATGATCTTACTGCCGCGATCCCAGACTTCATCCAACTCGCAGAGATTCGACTCCGTAGAGATCTACGCCTGCGGCAAATGCTTACGCAAACATCGGTTACGGCGACCGGTGGAGTCTCGACAATTAACCTCCCTAGTGACTTCCTGCAAGCAAGGGATGTGTACGTTGACTCTGACCCCGACTTCCCTATTACGTTCGCAACGCCGAGCATCTTTATTCGGAACGGTCGGACGAACCAAAGTGGTGTACCAGCTTTCTACACCATCCTTGGGTCTACGATTCAATTTGCCCCAATTCCTGACAGCAATCACGACATCAAGATCCTCTATTACGCGGCCCCTGCGTTTTTATCTACGTCAAACACGTCAAATCTCTGGCTTACGACCTGTCCGGATGCACTCCTCTACGGGGCGTTAGGCGAGGCTGAGCCTTATCTTATGAACGATCCCAGGCTACAGACCTGGGGTGCGCTTTATGATCGCGCTATTGCTGCACTTACGCGTTCAGACGAGGAAGGTCAGTATTCGGGTGTGCCTTTAACGATGACGTTGGCTAAACGATGAGAGTCAACTTTGGTGAGTGGTTGCCGGATCAACCAGGGGTAGCGGGTGCGCTGGTTGAGGCGTTGAACGTTATTCCTCAACAGGTGGGTTATGGCCCTTTATCTGCGCCTAGTGAATGGAGCAATGCGGCTTCAGAGTCGCTTAATCAAGTTGTGTCTGCGACTTCTACGGATGAGTCGAACACGGTCTTTGCGGGTGGGGAGACGAAACTCTTTAAGCTAGGCACAAACAGGAACCTCACGGACGTATCTAAGTCTGGAGGTTACACAACACCCTCAGATCAAAAGTGGCGTTTTGCTCAGTTTGGCAATCGGCTGATTGCCGCTAATGGCGGTGACAGGCTTCAGGGATGGTTATTAGGCACATCCACAGCCTTTGCAGACCTTGGTGCTGCTGCGCCTAAGTCAAGGTATGTAACGACGGTCAGGGACTTTGTTGTCGCAGGGTTCAACAACGGAACAACGGTCTATCCTAATCGCGTTGAGTGGTGTGCGTTGGGTGATGAGACTAGCTGGACACCTTCAGCAACGACACAAGCAGATTATCAGGACATCCCTGACGGTGGGCATGTTAAGGGTTTGACGGGCGGTGAGTTTGGGCTTGTGTTTATGGATCGTGCGGTTGTCCGTATGTCCTACGTTGGAAGCCCTCTTGTGTTTCAGTTTGACACGATCTCGCGTGGATTGGGGTGCATGGAAGCTGGGTCTGTCGTTCAGTACGCAGGATCGAGCTTCTTTTTGTCTGATGATGGGTTTTATGTCTGTAATGGGCAGACTGTGCAGTCTATTTCCGTTGAGAAGATCGACCGTTGGTTCTTCAATACGGTAGACATCTCACAACTGTCTACGATGTCTGCTGCTGTAGACCCTCTTAAAAACCTTGTGATATGGGCGTTCAAGACGGTAGATCAAACGACTGCTCTGCTCATTTACAACTTCAACCTTTCTAAGTGGTCTCATGCTGAGGTTACGTTAGATTCGATTGCATCTTCAACAGCAATAACGACATCTTCTTCGTCAGGTTTAACGTTAGAGCAACTAGACGCATACGGAAGCATTGATACGCTGCCTGCAAGCCTAGACTCTTTTGGGTACACGGTTACGTCTAACCTTCTTACAGGAACTATAGGAACAAAGATCGCAGCTTTCTCAGGGTCAAACTTAACGGCCAGTATTATTACGCCAGATCTTTCCATGAATGACATGCCTTCGGTTGTCACCTTGGTAAGACCTGTTATTGACAGCGGTTCTTGTTCCGTACAGATCAACTCCAGAAAGCGTTTGAACCAACAAACAGACTTTACGGGTTCTACTTACTCGTCGAACTCTGATAACAGGATAGGTCTACGCTCGGCAGGAACTTACCATCGGTTAAACGTCATTCCTTCTGGTGTTTGGACTTCCGCGGTTGGTTTGGATGTGACGGTCGTGCCACAGGGTATGCGATGATCTTTAGGACGCTACCTCCGTTTGGTGGCGATCAGCGAGCCGTTGCTGAGATTGTCCGCAATATCATGGACGGTAAGACGAACAACACCGGAACGGTGACGCTTGCCACAGGAAACGCCACTACGACCACGATTACAGACGCAAGGATAGGGGTAGAAAGCAAGATCATCCTTGTTCCCTACTCTGCTAATGCCTATGCTGATTCGATCCCGTATGGCTCGTTTTACGACGTTAACGATCAATCTGCTGCAAGCACGACGACAGCGTATGCGATTACGTTTTCTAATACCGACCTGACGAACAACGTTTACCTCTCTAACTCAAGTCGGATTAACGTGAGGGCGGCAGGTAAGTACAACTTCCAATTCTCGATTCAGTTCGCTAACGATGACTCGCAGATCCAAGATGTAGATGTGTGGGTAAGAAAGAACGGAACCGATATTGCCGACTCAAACTCAAGATTCTCGATTGACTCTAAGCATGGGTCGGTAAAGGGTCATGTCATTGCTGCGCTTAATCTCTTTGTAGACCTTGCGGCTAACGACTACATCGAGTTGATGTGGGCTACAACGTCAACGCTTGTCATCATCGAGCATATCCCCACTCAGTCGAGCCCTACGCGTCCTGCGACTCCTTCTGTGATTGCCACGATGCAGTTTGTGGGTGGGTTTTCTAACGGTGGTGTGTATGTTTCGAGCGTGACGAACGGTTCTGCTGTGATTACGCATTTCCCAAATGCAACCTCTGACAAAACATACGGTTATGTGGTGGTCGGATGAATGTTCAATACATCAAACAAGACGAGCTTAGGGGTGTCTGGCAGTACATCAAACCAGGATTGGAAGTCATCCTTAAGAAAAGCCCAGAATCGTGGATACCTGAAGACATTTACTCGGACTGCTTTACGGGAAGATCACTTCTTTGGGTGTTTGTTGAGGATAACTCTGTTGTGGGCTTTGTTGTTTTGCAGCCTATCGGCGATAATTTGCATATTTGGTGCGCTTATGGCAAGGGAGATAGTCGTGCAGGCTTGGATCATGTTCTCGGCATTGCGAGAAGTGGTGGCGCGAAAACTATCAGCTTTGATTCGTGGCGTAAAGGCTGGGATCGCAAGGCTAAGGCGTTAGGTTTTAGACCCCGTAAGTGGGTGAGAGAGGTTTAACATGGCTGGTGGATCGACAAACACGGTTACGAGAACCGAACTTGACCCGACAATGCGTCCTTATGTCCAGTACGGACTAAGCGAGGCGCAAAGACTCTATCAACAGGGTGCGCCTGAGTTTTTCACAGGCCAGACCTATGTAGGCCCGTCTCAACAAACGCAGGCTGCGCTCTCTGCGGCGCAAACAAGGGCTATGCAAGGCAATCCGCTTGTGCCTTTAGCGCAACAGCAGTTAGCAACGACGCTCGGTGGTTCTCGTGCTGAAACATTAGCAGGGGCAACAAGTCCTGTCTTAGCTAATACGGTTGCAGGTGGTTATCTCGGACAGAATCCGTACTACACGGCGGCTTTACAGCCTGGGTTCCAAGCAGCAACAACTCAGTACCAAGACGCAATCAACCAAATGCGGTCTCGCGCTTCTCAAGCGGGTCGATACGGGACTAACGAAGCCTTAATGAGCCAAGAGCAACGCGCACAAGGTGCACTTGCTAACGCTCTTGCAGGGCAGGCTGCACAGTTAGGTTACTCTGGTTACGAGGCTGAGAGAGGTAGGCAACAACAAGCACTAGGTATGGGACTGGATCTCTACGAAGCAGAGAGGGCCAGACAACAAGCGGCAATCGGTGCTGCCCCAGGTTTGGCCGCACAGGACTACACGGACATAGGACAGCTAGCGCAGGTTGGACAGGCGACAGAAGGCTACCAACAGGCAGCACTTCAGGATGCAATACAACGCTTTAACTTCCAGCAGCAAGCACCTTACACGGCACTTCAGTCGTTCTTGTCTGGTGCTTACGGTGCGCCAATGGGCCAACAAACAATTCAGCCGACTTACTCCAATCCACTTGCGGGGATGCTCGGCGGTGCTTTAGCAGGATCTAAACTTGGAAGCACGGTTCCGGTGCTCGGAACAACTGCTGGCGCGGCATTGGGTGGTCTCGTTGGTTTGCTTGGGAGGTAATCGTGTCAACTAGCAACTTCCTTGGCGGTGTGTTTGGTCAAATGCCTTCCTACATGGGAGGCTTGTTAGGCGCAGAAGATCAGGAAAAACTTAGGCAACAGGCACAAGATCAGGGATTGCTAAACCTTGGTCTTACGCTACTTGCAGGATCAGGAAGAAGTCCCGTTCGTAGGTCTACAGGCGAACTTGTAGCGCAAGGATTACAGGCAGGACAGCAAGCCTATCGCGGTGCGGTGCAGCAAGCAGTGCAGGACAAGATGATGGGATTGCAACTTGCTGAGATGGTTAAGAAGCAAAGAGCAGAACAAGCGTTGCCTGGATTAATTGAAGGAGCAATGGTTGCTCCTCAGCGAGAATTTACAGACCTTGAGCGCATGGAGATGAGAACTCCGTCTGTAGCTACAGGCCCAGCGCAATTTGATCCGCGCCAATTCTTACAAAGGGCTACTGCTGCTGGCATATCGCCAATGACAGCGATACCTATTGGGAAAAGCATCCAAGAGTTCACGCAGCGACAAACCAAGGTTTACAAGCCTGGGGATGTTGTTATGGACGCGACCACTAATGAAGTGGTTTACACCGTTCCTGAGAAAACTGAAACAGGGATTTTGCAGACTGAAGGCGGTGTTTTTGCTTACAACAAAAACGCAGCAACCCCTCAACTGCAAAAGATAATGGACGGAACTGGTTCTAAGTTCACAGGAGTTGCGGCAGATTATGCAATGTCGCAATTTGGAACTGACCAAGTAAGCAAGATGACGGAAGAGCAGAGGAAAAAAGTTTGGGAGAATGGTGTTATTGCTGCTAAACGGGCTGGCGCAACAAATGTTGGGGTCAATGTTCCAACGCAAAGCGAGTTTGGCAAAGGCGTATTCTCTAGTTACGAATCCACTCAAAATGCTGCTAACAACGCAAGGCAGACGATTGGTGTTGTTAATCAGCTTACAGGATTCTTGGATGCCGGTGTAAAAACTGGATTCGGTGCTGAGTCAAGGGCTGCGCTCAATAGAATAGGGCAGGCCATAGATCCCAACTTCAAGGTTGCCGAAACTGCTGGTATTGAAGCAATACAATCGGCGACGGCACAGCTTGTTCTTCCGCAAGTCAAATCTCTTGGCGCGAACCCAACTGATAAAGACTTGGCATTTATTGCCAAATCTTCCCCAGAACTGTCTAAGTCTGTGGAAGGTAATAGGCTTATTCTTGATGCTCTTCGCGCTAAATCTGAGCGTCAACTTGCTGATGCTGAATTTGCGTCTAAGTGGGTGCAGCAGAACTCAAAGATGATTGAAACCAATCCGGTTGCTGCTAAGGCTGAACAAGATCGGGCATTAGAAAACTTTAGACAAACATCACCCTTATATGCAAACACCGGCGATGAATTGCGCCGTAAGTTTCAGTCTCTAAAATCTGGTGGTGGTGCTGGTTTACCTCCAGGCGTTAAAGTTTCAAGGATGCCCTAATGAACACCTACAGCGTAGAGATTCCTGGTCAGGGTAGGTTTAGAGTCGAATCTGAGCAAGAGCTTACAGACGAACAGGCTTATCAGGCTGCGCTAGCTCAAACGAAAAAAGAACCCGCGACACAAAGAATCCGTTCGTTTGCTCAGGGTCTTACGATGGGTGGTTCTGATGAAATGGAGGCTGGCATAGTCTCTAAGTGGACTGGTAGGCCGTATGACGAAGTTTTGGCCGAGATCAGAACCAAGATCAAAGCCTATCAACAAGCAAACCCCATTGAATCAACAGCAACCGAGTTATTAGGTGCTGCCGGAACGGGTTTGGCTTTTGCACCTTTTACTGGAGGCGCGTCTGTTCCAGCAACGCTTGGCAGAGCAATGGCTACTAGCGGAGCGCAAGGTTTAGCTTCTGGTTTTCTATCAGCAGAAGGTGATCTTTCTCAACGCGCTGCCGGTGGTCTTACTGGTGCTGCAACAGGTGCGGTTCTTGGGCCTGTATTCCAGAAAGCTGTTGAGGGGGTTGGTTTTACTGCTGACAAAGTTACAGATTGGGCTAGACGCAATATAGGCGGGCGCGGTAGTAAGGCGGTAGAAACAGAGATCCAGCGTCTTGCCAAGACAAGCGGTTTAACCAACGACGAGATTGTAGACAGGATTGCTCGCGGCGAAATTATGGCCGAGAACGAGACGTTAAGAACTGCTGTACGCGCTCTGTACTCCCAAGGTGGAGAGGCGGGGAATGTGATTCGAGAGGCGTTAACCACGAGGCCAGAACAACTTCGTAGGACAGCGCAGAAACAATTGCAGTCAGACTTGACCCCTGGCGTTAACAGAAGTGTTTTACGCCAAATGAAGATGAGCGATGACGCAGCACGAGCAGCCGAAAGGCAGGCTTATGAAACCGCGTTCCAGCAAGGTGGTGTTATATCCCCAGAACTCACTTTGGCCTTTGGTGAGGCTATTAAACGGGTTCCTGATGTAGTTAAAAATATCAACCGAGACTATCAGGCTCAAACAGGCAAGAAGGCGTTTTTTGAGGTTGTAGACGGTGATGTTAGGTTTGATAAAGGCGCAACGCTCCAAGACTTTGAGATTGCAAGACGTTCGCTTAGAGATGCTGCTGCCGAAGCATACAGGGCTGGGCAAGGTAATTACGGTGGCATCCTCGCTGACCTAGAGGGTGCGATCAAACAAGAGTTGGACGTAGCTTCGCAGCCATTAGCAAGGGCTAGGGCCGGAGCGCAGGCATTGCGTCAAACAAGAGACGCTTTTGCAGAAGGTAGGAAGTCTTTTACAAAAAGCTCTGACCAAGTTGAACTTGATATTCAAAATTACAATCCTCAGCAATTACAGGCTTATAGGTCTGGCGTTATGGATGCCCTCCGTAACAAGTTCACTACAGGCCAACGTAAAAGTTTGATGTCAACGCTTGCCGATCCTGAGAGCAAAGAGGCAAGAATCTTGAAAGCTATATATCCGCAAGACTCTCTTGCCGAAATAGAGCGAAAAGTAGGTTTAGCGGCGCAGTCTCAGAAAACTGCTACGAATGTTTTGGGCGGTTCTCAAACCGCGCCAAGTATGTTGCAAGCCCAAAAAATAGGTTCTGACGTATCTGCTCAAGAGTTATTTAACGCTGCAAGGCTTGATCCCTTCGCTTTGTTGAACGTAACCCGTAAAATCCTAAGTAGCAAAACACAGAATCTTTCAGAAACAGAGCGTGAGCAGGTCGCCAAGATTCTTGTGCAAACAGATCCGAACCTTGTTAGAAGGGCGTTGCAAGACGATAGCATGATGGCAGAGTTACAACGTAGGGTTAATCAGATCACGGGGGGCGCAGCAGTAGGTGCGAGAAGTGCTGGGGCGTACACAGCAGGCGCGTATGCAACACCGTCGCTCTTAGCGGAGTAAACATGGCAAAGACAAAGATCTCTGAGTTTTCCTCAACTCCAGGCAATAACACCGACATCGACGGTATCGACATTGCCGAGGGTTGTGCGCCTAGTAACATCAACAACGCTATACGGGAGTTGATGAGTCAGCTTAAGAACCAACAAGCTGGACTCGATGGCGACACCTTCACAGTCTCGGATGTTTTAGCGGTGCAAGGTGTAGCTGCAAATGCAGGACGAGTAAGGATTGGTGAGGACTCAGACAACGGGTCTAATTACATCGAGCTTCGTGCAGCCTCAGCGATGGCAAGTAACGTTACGTTTACGTTGCCAGACGCAGACGGTTCTGCTAACGCAGTCTTAGGGACAGACGGTGCAGGCAACCTCTCGTTTTCGAGTGCGACGGGCACAGGAAACGTTGTAAGGGCAACATCTCCAACGCTTACAACTCCAAACCTTGGTACTCCTTCTGCCGCGACGTTAACGAACGCGACAGGACTTCCAATCTCAACAGGTGTGTCTGGGTTGGGGACTAATGTAGCTACAGCCTTAGCGGTCAACGTAGGTTCTTCTGGAGCCTTTACGACCTTTAACGGCGCGATGGGAACACCATCGAGCATTACCCTCACCAATGCCTCTGGGATGCCTCTATCGGGCGTTACGGGGCTAGGTACGAACGTAGCGACTGCGCTGGGTGTAAACGTAGGATCTACAGGCGCATTTGTCACGACTTCGGGTTCTGGTGCTGCTGGAACCTGGGGGATTTCAATCTCAGGTAATGCCGCAACGGTCACAGACGGTGTGGTTACTTCGGGGTCTTATGCAAACCCTGCTTGGATCACATCGCTTGCATCTTCCAAACTCACGGGAACGATCCCGATTGAAACAGGCGGTACAGGACAAGGAAGTAAGACTGCTGCATTTAACGCTTTGTCTCCTTTGTCTACCAAGGGCGACATTATTGCTCACTCAGGTACAGACAATGTAAGGGTTCCTGTAGGCTCAAACGGACAAGTTTTGGTTGCTGACTCTGCCGAGACAGGCGGGGTCAAGTGGAGCACGGTTTCCGGTGTTGGAACGGTTGTAAGTGTAGGGATTACACCTCCTGCTTTCTTGACAGCGGGTTCTCCTGTTACCTCGTCTGGAAACATTACGCTTACCTATTCGGGTACAGCGATTCCTGTGACTTCTGGAGGAACGGGTCTCACGAGTCTTGGTGCTGCACTCGATGTCTTAAGGGTCAACTCGGCAGGTACAGCCTTAGAGTTTGCAACACTAGCCACAGGTGGCGACGTAACAGGCCCAGCAAGTGCAACTAACGGTCAGTTAGCGATCTACAACGGGGTTACAGGAAAGATCCTCACCGGATCATCGGTGACAGGTGTCCTAAAGGCTGCTTCTGGTGTGGTGGCTGCCGCTACAGCAGGAACCGATTACGTTGCTCCTGGTGGTGCGTTAGGAACCCCTTCATCGGGTACGCTCACAAACGCCACTGGCTTGCCGATCTCCACAGGTGTTAGCGGTCTCGGCACAAACGTTGCAACTGCGCTTGCGGTCAATGTTGGTTCGTCGGGTGCAATCATCACAAACGGCGGTGCATTAGGAACACCCTCTTCTGGAACCCTTACGAACGCCACAGGGCTTCCGATTTCCACAGGGGTATCAGGCTTAGGTACGGGCGTAGCAACGGCCCTAGCGGTCAATACGGGCTCCACAGGGGCGATTGTGACGAGGAACGGTGCGCTAGGCACACCTTCTTCTGCAACGCTCACAAACGCGACTGGGTTACCTCTCTCGTCAGGTGTCACAGGAACGCTTCCTGTCTCTAATGGTGGTACGGGCCTAACGGCTTTAGGTTCTGCTCTGCAAGTCTTAAGGGTTAATGCTGGTGCTACGGGGTTAGAGTTTGCAAGTGGGTCTAGCGGTGATGTAACGGGGCCAGCAAGTTCAACAGATAACAGAATTGTTAGGTTTGACGGAACGACGGGCAAGATCATCCAGAGTTCGTCTGCAAGCATTACAGACACTGGACAGGGTTCTTTTGTTGGCTACATGCAGGTTACGGCCAACACAGGCGCAGGGACTTCTGGTTACCTTGAGCTTCAGTCGAACGACGCGGGATCGGGAACGAAAACGCTTCGGATTCAGCCCTCTAACGCTGCGTCAACTTCAACCCAAACTTATGTGTTCCCGACCTCTTATGGAACAAACGGTCAGACGCTCAATACAGACGGAGCGGGGAATCTCTTCTGGGGTACGGCATCAGGGACAGGTGATGTCTACGGGCCTGTAGGTGCGACCAACAACCAGATAGCACTTTTTGATAGCACGACGGGTAAGTTAATCAAGGCAGCAACAACGACGGGTCTATTGAAAGCCTCATCGGGTGTAATTGCTGCTGCGGTCTCAGGTACGGATTACGCACCCGCTACTTCTGGCAGCGGGATTCTTAAGGGCAACGGGTCGGGCGGGTTTTCTACCGCGTCGTCAGGAACGGATTACGCGCCTGCTACTTCTGGCACATCAATCCTCAAGGGTAATAACTTAGGCGGCTTTCAAGCTGCTCAAGCCAATGTCGACTATCAGCAAGTCATTAACGTCACGGGGCTTGTAAAAGCATCGGGTTCTGGTGTTGTTGCTGCGGCTGCTTCTGGGATTGACTACGCACCTGCAACATCGGGAACCAATATCCTAAAGGGTAACGGTTCTGGTGGGTTCACGCAGGCCACATCGGGGACTGACTTTGTCCCACCATCAGGAACGGGCGCGACAGGAACCTGGGGCATCTCGATTTCAGGTAACGCTGCGACGGCGACTTCGGCAACGTCTGCAACGTCTGCAACGACTGCGACTACGGCAACAAACATTGCAGGTGGTGCTGCCAACAGGATTGCTGTGCAGAGTGGATCAGGCGCGACAGGCTTTATTGCTGCCCCAACGTCAGGATCAACCTATCTCCAGTGGGACGGAACAGCTTTCACATGGACAACAGTATCAGGTTCTGGTGACGTTGTAGGCCCAGCCTCTTCCACAGATAACGCCGTTGCAAGATTCGACGGAACAACCGGAAAACTTGTCCAAAACTCTGCTGTCACGATTGCAGACACGACGGGCGACATAACAGCAGGCAAGTTCAACGGTCTTACAGTTTCGACGACTACAGGTACGTTGACGCTTGCTAACGGTTCTACGCTTGCAACATCGGGTGCTAACAGCGTCACGATCACAAGCACAGGGGCGACAAACGTTACGGTTCCGACCACAGGAACGTTAGCAACGCTTGCAGGCTCAGAGGCACTCACCAACAAGACCATCAACGGTTCTAGCAACACGATCACAAACGTCTCGTTGTCCACAGGCATCACAGGGACGCTAGGAACAACGAACGGCGGTACGGGTCTAACGACCATCGGAACTGCTTTACAAGTTCTCCGTGTTAACTCTGGTGCTACTGCTTTGGAGTGGGGTACGGTTTCTGCAAGTCCTGGTGGTTCCAATACCCAAATTCAATTCAACAACTCAAGTTCGTTTGGTGGTTCTGCAAACCTTACTTGGGATGGCACAAACGTCCAGATCGGGGCTACAGGAGCCTTACGGTTTGCGGACACAGACTCATCCAACTATGTAGCTTTCAAGGCTCCAGGGACGGTTTCTGCAAACGTAACGTGGACACTTCCGAGTGCTGATGGCACTAACGGCCAGATCTTGCAAACAAACGGTTCTGGTACGCTCTCATGGGCAACGGCTAGCGGAGGCGGCGGGTCAAGCACTGGTGGCAATATTTACATGGCTAACACTTACGGAGCTTTTTAATCATGGCTGTTACAGCAACCCCAATTTTTGTACAAACGCCAAATGTTGGCGCTTTAAATGCTGTTCTTTCAACAGCAATGACAAATACCAAAGCATTTGATGGAACTGAGGCCGCTGGAACAGCGATGGTCTTATGTTTTACGGCAGGTGCGGATGGCGCAAGGATTGATCAAATCAATTGCAGGCTCGCTTCCACAAATGGAGCAACCGCATCGGGAACAAGCAACGCGACCGTAGTTCGGTTTTGGCTTAATAATGGCTCCGCAAATACAACGGCTGCAAACAATATCTTCATTGGCGAGGTTGCGATTCCTGCTACAGCGGTTACTGCTTTGGGAACATCAGCGTTAAGCGTTTATCCGTTCTCCATATCAACGGGTGGATTAAACATTCCAGCAACTTATCGTGTTTACGCAGGTCTTACGGTAGCCGCAGGAGGAACTAATATTGGTATTGCGGTATCGGCTCTCGGAGGAAATTACTAATGAACTCATTGCAGCCTTCGGCGTTCAAACTTGCGCCACCGCCGACGCTGCAATGGCAGCCGGTACAGATAGCAAATTTTACAGCAGTAGCTGGAAATTCTTATCCTTGTAATACAACTTCAACGGCGTTTACCGTCAGGCTACCTGTTAATCCATCGGCTGGGGATGTCATTACGTTGACAGATTATGCGGGTACTTGGGGCGCGAATGGCCTTACGATTGCAGGGAATGGGAGCAAAATCAACGGATTTGCTTCTGATGCGTCATTAAGCACCAACAGAGGTTCAGTTCAACTTGTTTATGTTGATGCAACTCAAGGTTGGATTGTTTACTCTGGATTTGCTGCTACGTCACTTTCACAAATTTTTACTATTGATTATTTACTTGTTGGTGGTGGTGGTGGCGGCGGTACGCCTTCAGGTGGCGGAGGAGGTGCTGGAGGGCTTAGAACTGGTACTGGTTCGTCTGGTCTGTCTGTAGTTGTTGGTGCAACTTACACAATCACGGTTGGAAGTTCGGGGGCCGGAGCAACAGTTAGGACATCGCGTGGTTCAAACGGCGGTGATTCATCTATTGCTGGATCGTTAATAAGTGAAAACCCATCAGGAGCTGGGGCCAACACATATAAAGCCTATGGCGGTGGTGGTGGCGGAAGCGGAGGTGATTCTGGGACTACACTTAGAACGGGGCAAAATGGCGGGTCTGGTGGTGGTGGGTCATATTCCTTTGTTTCGCCAAATGCTTTTTCTGGAAGTGGTGGAACGGGGAATACTCCAAATACTTCGCCATCACAAGGAAACGGTGGGGGAACTGGAAGCGGTGCGTTACCAGGAACTTTAGGGGCCGGTGGTGGCGGTGGTTCAAATTCAAGCACTGGAACCGGTGGCAATGGTTCAACAACTAATGGTGGTAACGGTGGTGCTGGAACTACCGTAAGCGCATCATTAGGTGGAGGAACTTATGCTGGTGGCGGTGGAGGCGGTGCTGGTGGTGGTGCAGCAGGAACGGCTGGAACAGGCGGGTCTGGCGGCGGCGGTAATGGTTCGGCAACTTCAACTACTGCTGGCTCTGGTGGTGCAAACACTGGCGGTGGTGGGGGTGGTGGTGGGTATACTCCTCCAACAGATGGCCCAGGCGGTAATGGTGGATCTGGCATTGTTATCATTGCTTATCCAGACACTTACGCGGCGGCATCAACAACAGGAAGCCCAACAGTTACTGTTAGTGGTGGCTACAGACGATACACATTCAACGGAAACGGCACGATTACATTCTGAGGTAATACATGGCTCATTTCGCAAAGCTAGATCAGAACAACGTGGTGCTTGAAGTACATGTCGTTCACAACAACGAACTGCTTGACCAAAACGGTATTGAGCAGGAATGGAAAGGTGTTTGGTTTCTTCAAAACTGGTCAGGTGGTTATCCGCACTGGAAGCAGACTTCCTACAACGGCAACATCCGAAAAAACTACGCAGGGATCGGCTACACCTACCGAGCAGACATTGACGCGTTTGTTGCGCCAAAGCCTTTTGCTAGTTGGATTCTCAACGCAGACGCGCAGTGGGAGGCTCCCATAGCAATGCCAACTGACGGTAAAATGTATTCATGGGATGAAGATACTGTAAGTTGGATTGAGAGATGACACCTGAACAGAAGTCAGACGTACTCGTAGAAGCAGCAAAGGCTGCTCCTCCTGTAGCAATCACAACAGCCGTGACTGTTGGTGGTCTGACTCTGAATGAATGGGTGGCAGTTGCTACCTTGCTCTACATTGTGTTACAGTCCGGCTGGCTTGTCTGGAAGTGGTTTCACGCGATAAAAGACAAGAAAAATGAAAAATCTCCCTCAGATAGTTAAAGTAGTTTGGGAAGATGCAGCGCATGACACTTTGGGATGGGGTGAGAGCCTCGAAAAAGCCGCCGAGTTTCAGGTTCCGCTTGTAACTTCAATTGGCTTTTTAGTTGCAGATAATGAGCGTGGCCTGAAGATTTGTCAGTCCGTTACGGATGACGCAATAGCTCAATCGCTAGTGATCCCGCGAAAGATGATCCAAAGCGTCGAGCACTGGGGGCTTCATGGTTCACAACGCAAAATGCAGCGACGATGAGTTCATCGCGCTATTCCGAGAGCTAAAAAGTCCTACCAAGGTCGCAGAAGCTCTTAACACCACACAGAGAAGCGTCTACGCTCGCAGGAGAGCCATAGAATCACGTTATGGTTTATTTCTAGACTCAGATCACTCTCTTACTATTCCTCAAAACGCTAAACGATCTATCCTAACCGTTGATGGTTACGTCTTGGTCTTTAGTGACGCGCACTTTATGCCTGGCGAGCCTTCTGTAGGGTTTAACGCGCTTCTTAAAGTCATCAAGATGCTCAAGCCTAAGGCAATTATTGCTAACGGCGACATCTTGGACGGAGGGTCGATTAGCCGATTCGGTCCTATGGACTGGACTCCTGTTGTAAGCCTTAGAGATGAACTTGAGGCGGTCCAGTGGCACATGGATAAGATCGTCAAGGCTTGTAAGGGTCTGGGAACATTCTTGCATAGAACAACCGGAAACCACGATATACGCTTCGATAGGCGTTTGGCAGGCCAGGTTCCTGAGTTCAAGGGTATCGGTGGAACATGTCTTAAAGACCATATTCCAGAATGGACGGTCTCTTGGTCGGTGATGGTCAACGAGGTCTGCATGGTTAAGCATCGTTTTCAGCATGGAGGTATACACTCTGGATACAACAACGTTCTTAAATCTGGACTGAGTTCGTGCAGCGGTCATACCCACCTCTTAGAAGTCAAAGGTTGGGGCGACTACACTGGGCGTAGATACGGCATCTCGACGGGTATGCTCGCAGATCCTGGCGGCGATCAGTTTGCTTATATGGAAGATAATCCTGTTCCTTGGTGTCAGGGCTTTGCGGTCCTAAAGTTCCAAAACGGCAGGCTGCTTCCTCCAGAATTATGTGAGGTCATAGAAGGAACCGCTTACTTTAGAGGTGAGGCAATTGGCTAATTTTGAGTCAGCTTTCAACAAGATGATCGAGGACGAAGGAGGCTACGTCCTCCACGAGGTTCCTGGTGATCGAGGTGGCATGACTTATGCGGGTATTGCTCGCAAGATGAATCCACAGTGGGAGGGCTGGCAGCACATTGACTACACAGAGACACCTCCTACTCAAATGGTCCGAGACTTTTATAAAACAAACTTCTGGGACAAGATTAAGGGCGATGAGATCGAGTCAGACGTTATAGCCTCGTCTCTCTTTAACTTTGCTGTCAATGCTGGCGTACCCGTATCTATCAAACTTGCCCAGATATGCGTTAAAACAGCCCCAGATGGCGTTATCGGGCCCAAGACCATATCAGCACTCAACCAAGCTAATCCTGAGCTATTTGTGGCTTATTACGCGCTGGCAAAGATTGCTAGGTATCGGGATATTGTTTTGCGTGATCGCAGCCAACTTAAGTTTCTTCTTGGTTGGGTTTCTAGGACGCTCAAGCTATGAACCTGCTCGGAATCTCTTCCATCGTTGATTCGGTCGGTAAGGTTATCGGAGACCTACACACCTCCGACAAAGAACGCATGGAGCTTGAGCTAGAGGCCAAGCGTATCGACCAAGCAATAGACCTCGGTCAAATGGAAGTCAATAAGGTCGAAGCTGCCAACCAGAATATGTTTGTTGCTGGCTGGAGACCTGCTATCGGTTGGGTTGGTGCGGGTGCGATGTTCTATCAGTTTCTTGCTTATCCGCTTTTAGTATGGGCGTGGACTTGGATGCAAGCAGAACAAATCGTTCCGCAAGATGTAAAGCCTCCTCCCATGCTAGACACCGAGGCTCTATGGGTTATTTTAAGCGGGATGCTTGGGATTGCTGGCATGAGAAGTTTTGAACGCGTTAAGGGTGTTGTTCCTCCAGCTAAGTCTTAGGTCTTTTGTGTTGCGCGGTAACTTCATCTCGCACCATCTGGCCGATCTTATCCCCGTGTACCTTGTCGATCTTCTCAATGATCGGAAGCCGTTTGCTTTTAGCTAACTTTAAGATCATCTTCGCCCAATCTTGAACGACAAACGGCAGCGCTTTCTCATACGCTGCCGCTATCTCCTCTACGTCCGAAGACTTAACCTGCTTGATGAGGTTGATCCACGATGCCACGGATCGACCATTCCTTAAACGCTCTGTGTTTAGCCATCGTTTCCTCGCACTCGGTGCTTGGAGGAATCCACCCGTACTCCCTCCAGATTTCTTCGACGGGTCTGAACCGCTCTTTCCTCGTCTGATTCTCGATTAACTCTTTCCAGTTGCTCATAGTAATTCCTTCGGCCACGCATGAGTAGCAGCCGCGTAAGGAGTGCCTGGCCGTGGTGCATGATAGAACCTCCTCTTTTCAAAGTCCTTCTCTTTCCAGAAGGCACTGGGATTCTCACTCTCGATGGTCTTGATCGCTTTATCTAAAGCTGGAGAATCATCGGTTATGAGCTTAGGTCTGACAATATAAGCCTGCCTCAACAGGCTTTGGTGTTTGCTTAGGTGCATGTTTGTCTCCTCAGAACGGTACGGAATCGTCATCGTCTTGTTTTGAGGGTTTTGTTTCTCCATCTTTCTGCTGGAACTTCAACCCCAGATACTTGCCATCCGATCCCTCGTTGACCCAGGCTGAAATCCAGTAGTCAATCCCTCCTATAGTCGCTGACCCTCTGTAATCAGGGTGAGCGTCTTTTTCTTTTTTCTTGTTCTTGCTGATACTTCCGGTTAGTTCTTTTGGCATAGCGATTTCTCCATTTCGTTCACCTCGGCTAGAAAGTTCGTGAGTTGTAGCTCGATGATCTTGAACTCCTCTGGCTTTGGTTCGTATCTAACAATGAATAACTGCAAGTGATCTGGAAGCCTTGGGTCGAAGCTAACAAAGTCGCACCATGTCTTGCCTGTCACAAGCATTTGAGTAAGCATTTGAGACTTGTACTTAGTGGGAACCTCCTTTGCTAATAAATAATCAACGTGAGTGTTTGAGTTGGGACACTTGATCTCGATCAGCCCTGAGCCTACAAACCCATCAGGACTCGCTCCAAGCCATTCTATGCTCTTGTGCTTGTGAAAGCCTGTCTGCTCCACAATCGAGCCTGTAGCCTGCTCATACGCGACTCTAGCGATAGGTTCTTGCTCTGTACCCCACTGCATAGCAGCGTTCGTGAAGGAATCGCTCTGTAAGCCCGTTAAACGCTCTGTGACGAGCTGTATTGCGTAGTTCCTGCGTGTAGCCGTACCTTGCTTGGCAATCGCGTCTGAAGCCCTAGAAGCCGTTACATGGCCTAGTCTTGCCTTAAACCAATCCTCAGTTCTTTGTTCCATTTTGCACCTTTAGAAATCCTCGTTCGATCATTGCCTGCATCGTGTTGATATACGCTTGGTTCCAGAAATCCCTCCGTTCTTCACGAGACATATCCTTCCCCTGATCTAAGTATGTGTGACAACGAAAGCACAGGGATGCTACTAAAGCATCAGACACTTTTATGCCCATGCCTTTTCCTTGATTCCTGTGAGCAGCGACTACAGTCCCGTCCTCACAAAAACATGACCCGCAAGGCATATTTCTACAAGCTTCAAGCAACTTTTTGTTGGTGTACATTGATCTTCCTTAAATCAAGTTCGGCGTCCTTCATCTCGTCTGTCCAGACTAATCCTTTCTCGATTGCGTACTGTAGAAGTTGCTCTACTAAGTCTGAGAACTCAGAGACGGTAAGCGAAGCAGTCGAAGGCTCAATCTCTTTGACCTGACCTCCAGGGAGTTCAACGACACGAGAAGGCAGAAACCTCATCTTTGACCACTCGTGCCATATATCTTGGGTGTACTGCTGTCCCAGCTGATCCGTTAACTGTTCCGCACAAGCTGTCAGGATCGACCAATAAAACCGATTCTGAGCCGCTGTGCGAGGTGGTTTGGAGATAGTTACCATGTAGCCTAGTTCAGTGGCTTCTATGGCCTCTATGACCCTTCTGCGGTCAGTCTCAGTTGTCAGTATTGATCTCATTTCTCAGATACCAGTTGTAGTTTGCTCGGAAGGCTCGTCTTTCGAAGTCAGTGAACTTATCGTGACGCTCTGAGTACATGGCGTTAACCATGCGTCTCTTGAACTCTTTACTGTCAACGTCAAGCCACATCAGATAATTGTCGAGCCCTGACTCTTGGAGGTCTCCGAATAGAAACCTAAGTGCGGTTATCGTGTCGTCTGTTGGTCTAGTTTTGTAGGGTGCTTTGCAGGCATCGTCGACCGCCAGTTGGATGACAGACCAAAGCAGTTTCTTGCAACGCTCTGTCTGGATCGAGTCCAGCAGTCCTTCTTCAAATGTGTTCAGGTTCATTTTCTTTTGTAGTAAAAGGCCCAGGCTTGCCTGTAGAGTTTTTCTTTCGTTACCAACTTACGAGCCTCCAGGGCGCGGATCATTTTTAAGGCGTTTTGTGGTGTGCAGCCAAACTTGCTAGCAAGATTGTTCAGCGACATCCAGTCATCGAGTGCTGCCAAGTAAGCTGTTTGTGTTGGCGTTAGCGGTTTAGACTTGTTAAGCATCAACCGGCCAAACTTTTCCACCGACTTCAGGAACTCATCTCGGTGAGAGATGAGAACCCCTGATTGCTTGGCAATAGAAAGAATCTGACTCATTTAATCTCCGTCAGTTCTTTCTTGCGTTGTTCCTTGGCTGCGTCTATTTGCTTGATGGACTCAGGATCGTTCTTAAAGACCTTGTAGGCACTCGTGAATGCTGCCTTCAAGTCGTCAACTGTTTTGGCCTCTAAGATCGTTTTAATGTGGTCGTCTACGGAAGGCTTATCTTCATCTGGAAGATCCTCTCCAGCGTAGATATAAAGCCCGATACCGTGGAGGCTGATAGCTTTAGCTAGACATCTTTGCATAGCTGTATTGACCTGGAAAGCATCTGGCTCAGAGATCGCTTTGTTACGGTGATCCATGACAGGCAGTTGTGCAGTGCGAGAGACACCGAATGCTTTGACCTCGCAGAACACCATCACCGTGTCATTCCACGTCTGGTGAGGTTTGTACTCCCATGTAGCGTTAGGATCGTGTTGTAACAATGTATCGACAGCCCATGCCCAGGACAGATACGAAAGGCCGTTCTTCTTCTCGACCTTCTCGGTTACGTTGATCTTTCTGAGTTCTGCAAATTTCATAATCGGCTCCTTTATTTGATGAACAGGAAGAGCAGTGTTCCGTAGCAAATCCCCAATAGAGCGCATAGTGCCCAGTCACTCCTCGTCGGCTTGTACTTCGTCAAGTTCAAATTCCTGTTGTTCCAATTGTTGTTGGTAGTCATTCTGTTCCCTCTCGCGGTCGTATTCGTAAAGTTTTCTGTCTAGCCACGCATCGTAGTCAACGCTCATACAGCCTCCAGGTATTTGTTAAGTTCGTCTCTAAGTTGCGTTGCTTGTTCTTTGTTGAGATGTATAGATGCGTGCGCTTTCATATGCCAGATAGAAATCCAAATGTCTTGCTCGTAGTCACTGATACATAACTTTTCGTAATCTGTTGTTGCGATCTGTACGTCCATGTTGGCTCCTGTAGGGGCCGAAGCCCCAGTTATTAAATTTCAATCCAGGCAAGTGTGCTTTTTGCTTTTTCTATTGCCTCATTCCAATTGGCTACCCAAGTAAAAGAAAAAGTATCAATGTCCTTGGCTTTAGGATGTCCTGCATACCCTCTTGCAAAACAAAACGAATTTTTATCTCTAGTGATTTTCATCCAGTTGTTTTGGCTGCGGACATATCTGACGTTGCGCTGCAAGTTACACTTTGTGATGACCATTGCGTCCATTGCTACATTGCGCCTTGCTTCTAGTTCTTCTCTTGCTGTTGCCATTTCGCTAGCCCCTGTTTGTTTGTGTCGATGGAGTAATCTTAGGCTTATCAACCCCATAAGACTGTCGCCGTAATGACAATCTCTGCCACTGACACCAAGAAAACACGCCGTTCGTCGGTTAGCCCTACTCAGAGGTCTTTAGCTTTACTAAGAGAACGAGGTTATTTATGCCAGATCGTCGAGCACTGGAACCCTTGGGCTCGTATACGCCAGGATTTGTTTGGGATAGGCGACATCCTTTGTCTCAAGGACGAAGAGACGCTCCTGGTACAGACAACGAGCAGAGGTAACGTATCAGCCAGGGTAAAGAAGATTGCAGAGTGTGAGCAGCTTCCAGCTATCTTGCGAGCAGGCTGGAAGATAGAGGTTCACGGGTGGGGCAAGTTAAAAGAGGGTTGGACTTGCAAGGTTATTGAAATTTGATTTAGACTCTTATTTGTTTCACCGCATTGGCTAGGGTAGCTCCCGAAAAGCAGCCTCATCACCTGCCTGCCAAATGCTTCTTCAGTGATGGCAACCTTTGATGAAAGGTGACAATGCACTACTACCAACACCATATTGGTGACTTCATTAAGGACACCTCGTTCTTAACCAACGAAGAAGTTGGCATCTACATGAAGTTACTTTGGCTTTACTACGACACAGAAAAGCCGCTTCCAAACTCACTGCACGAACTTTCAATGAAGGTCAATGGCCGCGATAAGGAACAAGCCATATCGGGGCTGCTTGGCATGTTCTTCACGCTAGAGGAAGGAAGCTGGCATCACAAACGATGCGATAGGGAGATAGCCCACTATCACCAGCAATTGGAAGCCGCTTCCAAGGCTGGTAAAGCATCAGCCGCTAAACGAGCGTTGAACAAGCGTTCAACGGACGTTCAACAGCCGTTCAACGACCGTTCAACGACCGTGCAACCAACCAATAACCAACAACCAATAACCAACAACCAACAACCAAATATAAAGCAACGCTCGGCAAGCTCGCTTCGTCCTAGTGACGTTAGCGAATCTGTTTGGGATGACTTTCTTGCTATCAGAAAGGCTAAGAAGTCACCGCTTACCGAAACTGCGCTGAAAGGTATTAGGCGAGAGGCTGGACTTGCAAACCTAACACTTGAGAAGGCTTTGCAAATGTGCTGCGCTAGGGGTTGGCAAGGGTTCAAGGCTGATTGGGTTACAGACGATCTTAAGAAGGAAGATCACTACAAGCAATCCTTAGACATTATCTTTGGCAGAAACAGGCATGAAAAGGACATCACGCCTAACAATCTACTGGAGGGCTAAGGCATGGACATACAAGTTATTGAGGAAATCTTCAAGAAACTTTCCATGACCTACGGAAAGGCTTTTCTCGACCAGTATCGAGACATGAACATCCAAGAGGTTATGGAGAACTGGGCGCACGAATTGTCTGGATTCTCTACAAGCCCTCATGCCGTGGCCTACGCGATGGAGTGCTTGCCATCAGATAAACCTCCCAACGTGCTGCAGTTTCGGTCTTTGTGCAGGCAGGCTCCTCCTCCGTTTTATCAGCGACTAGAAATGACAATAGATAAGACTAAAGGACTAGAGCAGGTTGCAAAACTTAAGCAAATAATTAGACCTCGCAATTTAGAAGGAGAATTTTGATGAACAGAGAAGAAATCATCCGCATGGCGCGGGAGGCTGGATTGGCTTACGGATCTGACGAAAAACCATTAGGTTCTGTAACACGCTTCGCCGCACTTGTTGCCGCTGCTGAACGTGAGAAATCATTGCGACTTTGGATGTTATTGGACGACATCGATACAGCAGACGATATAGCGAAGTCTGACGACAAACTGTATCGCCGAATTTGCCAGAATCACCAAAAGAAACGATGGGACATTTTGTCTGAAGCAGAAGTAGACGCAGCCATACGAGCAAGGGGAAACACATGACAAACAACATCAAACCGTTTATCAAAGTTACAACCCATGACAACTCTGAGGCCGTAACCATGCTTGAGCAGTGGCTGGAAGACGCCAAATCTGGAGAGATTGTCACGGTGGCTATTGTCGGCAAACGCGTAGGTGGCGAATGGCAGACCGGCATGAGCAGTAGTCAGAACCGCCTTGAAGATGCCGCAATGCTCATCGAGTTAGGAATGCGTCGGCTTGGCTTTAATCCGCAGAGGTGACATATGAACAAAGAAGAAATTATCAAACTGGCACAAGAAGCCGGACTAATAAGAGCAGGTGAAAACTATACCGAGCCAGCACGTTGGGGGATCAGCGAAATAACAGACTTCTACAGCCGCGTTGCTGCTGCTGAGCGTGAGGCGTGTGCGGAGGCGTGTGAAGAAGTTGAATCACGAGCCGAAGAACTTTGGGACAAGTTTGCATATCCAGAAGATCAAGGAATGGCAAGCGGTGCAAGACAGTGCGCCACCGCCATACGAGCAAGGGGACAGGCATGACAGATAAAGAAAAAGCCTACGCACTGCTGAGAAAGCTAGCAGACGAAACAACGTATGTGATGGTGCATCCTAACGAGTTAAGAATTCTTCTTGACGATCTTGACTATATGAGGCTTAGGGTAAGGATCGCTAGAGAAGAACTTAGCGATGCTTGGCAACTTTATAGAGGGGATATGGCATGAGCGAGAACAAAACAGCAAAAACACCAACAGATGGCGGGGGAGCATTTCCCGTTGCACACTCGTACCTAATCCAACCAGGTATGTCCCTGCGTGATTACTTTGCAGGGAAGGCGATGCAAGCACTGGCGCAGCCTGGGAATTATTTTGATGCAACCGCGAAGCAGGCTTACATGATTGCAGACGCGATGCTGAAAGCGAGGGATCGATGAGCAGAAAAGCTATGCAGGTGGCGCTTGAGGCGCTGGAGAGTGATCCAATAAGTCATGCTGGGCCTGTGACCGTATTATCGTCCGGTAAAGGTACGGGTTGCGGGTACACAAACATTAATGAAAACTGGACACATCTTTACACCGCACCACAAAAGCGTGAATGGGTTGGGCTTACTGCGTATGAAATACAAGAGATCCATTCAGGAAATCAGCACTGGGGTAATTTTGCTTGCGCCATCGAAGCCAAGCTGCGGGAGAAGAATCATGGATAAAGAAGCTATTGAAGAAGCGATAGAGGTGCTGGAGGATGCAAGCGCAGAGATGTTGACGGAAACAGGCGATAAAAATTACTACGTCGAAGCCATCGCCGTTTTACGCCAAGCACTAGAGACAGAAAAGCAAGAGCCGGTGGCAAACGAAGTTCAACTCGACATCATTCGATATTGGCCAGATGATTTTGCAGTCCGTCTTGAATCCATGTGGAAAGATTTAATCGGCTTCATTCCGAATTATAAACTTTACGATCTGCAAAAAATGCTGGCGGAGTTTGGATTCACGATGGTGTTGTATGAAGGAAATCGCCCTCAAGCGCGTGAATGGGTTGGTCTGACGGATGAGGAGATTGACGCCCTGAGCCAAGCACGTTCGTTGACCGATGAATTGATGGACTGCGTTGATCGGTTGGGGTCTGAGGCTGACACTGTTGATCCGCGTGTTTGGCAGCACTTGTTGGTGTACGCGCCGAAGCCTGAGGAGGAGCCTGTGGCGTGGATTACCAATGGGGGCAAGGGGGAGCTTTGGTGGCATCGCTCATCAAAGTTCGATGAAGAAGGCAACCTGATCGGCCCCAATCCAGATGACATACCACTGTACACCGCACCACCAAAGCGTGAATGGGTTGGGCTGACTGATGAGGAGATACATGACTTGATTTATGTATCTCAAAAAATTGATGCCAGTAATTCACCTTGGTTTGATTGTTTGGGTTTTTACCGTGCCATCGAGGCAAAGCTAAAGGAGAAGAACAAATGAGTGGCGATCACAACATGAAAGATTCTTTTGAATGCCCAAGATGCGGACATTGCTGCGCTGAATGGGAAGGTCAAGACAACGTAAACCATCCTAAGCACTACACATCACACCCGTCTGGCGTAGAGTGCATAGAGATTACGGAGCATATGAACTTCAACCTCGGTAATGCTACTAAATACGTTTGGAGAAGTAGCTTAAAGGGTAAAAATGTTGAAGATCTCAAGAAGGCTATTTGGTACTTAGAAAGAGAGATAGCGAGGATAGGATGACTGACGAGCAAAAGAAGATTCTTGCTTACCTGAAAAAGCGTAAGACACCTGCTGACTTAAAGTCGGTGAGGCTACAGACAAAGATCGACAAGCAGGCGACTGTGAATTCTCTAAACGCTTTGCTAAAAAAAGGCTGCATCAAAACATCGTTTAGGATAGACCCGTTTGTGAAGGAACGTGTTTGGGAGTGGGTCAAGGACGAGTACGAGGCTAAGAAAGTGTCCAGGCCGAAGAAGAAGTTCAAGCCTGTTCTGTCCAAGCAGGAAGAAGGTGTAAACATTAGTTTTTTCAACAACCCGTTTAATTTGAGGGTCGCATGAACTTACACGAAGCAGCAGCCATGAGTGCAGCACAAGACATCATCGAGCAGGCACAGTCAACAAGTGCTCTTGAACAACGAGCACTAGCAATTGTCAATCTTTCTGTAGAGCTACACAGGAAAGCCATAGACCTGAGATTGCAAGCAGAGGAGATTCTCAAAGAAATAAGGTATGGGTTAAAATGAAAGTTGGCTCCTTCCCCTCCTTTGCCCGACGCGACGTTGGGCGTTTTTTTGTATGAAAGCAGCCGTTTTTAGCGCGATTTTCGGATCGCATGACCCACTACACTACGCCGTCAAACAAAGCGTTCCTACGGACTTCTACGTCCTTCTGGACACTATGCCTGAGACGCAGGGATGGAAGCAGTTGGTCATCCATCCTAAAAGAGAGGCAAGACTAGAAGCTCGGTACTACAAAACACACATCAACCAGTTTTTTCCTGTTGAGGATTACGTCATTTGGATTGACGGTTCCATCAGGATCACAAGTCCTAAATTTGTCGAGTACATGATTTCCCAGGCTGGCGATACGGTTGCAATGTTCCAGCACCCTTGGAGAGATTGCATTTACGAGGAGGCCGAGGAGTCATGGAATATGAGAAAGTACGTCGATCAGCCGGTAAGACAGCAAGTTGAGCATTACAGGCAAATGGGGTGGCCGGAGAAGGCCGGACAGGTTGCGACAGGCATTATGTGCTGGCATGGTGGTTATCTACGGTCAGATCACGTTGCTACGTTTCTGGATGCCTGGTGGACAGAAATCAAGGAATGGTCACTACACGATCAGATTGCGTTTCCTGTTCTAGCTCAGACTCACGGGATTGTTGTCAACGGTTGCGACAAACATCTCATGGATAACGAATATTTCCAGGTGGTTGCAGGCCACAGAATGGAGGGGTATGAAAAAATTACCAATTTTGATATGCACGACAGGATCGCCAAGCCTTGAAATCACGCTGTCGAGCATTAGCTTATACGCCAAAGAAGCGCCTGTTTATCTGTCGAGCAGGTCCGAGACAATGGACCCACGAGTTTACAAATGGCTACTCAACTCGCAGAGTAACTTCGGTGACGCTTACAACAGGATCATGGACGATGCCTTCCAGCATTACGATGAAGTCATCATAGCCAACGACGATATATGTCTGACTCCTGATTCCTACAGGCTTCTTTGTGAGGATGTCCAGTATCTGAAGGAAGCAGGGCATAAGGTCGGTGTTGTTGGGTGCAGGTCTGACTTCATCCTTGCGGACCAGAATATTCGATATGAGTCTGGCCCAAGAGATGGGATTAGATGGGCTGAAGAACAGACGATCAAGGAAGTGTCTGTGATTGCGCCTATCTTTGCCTACGTCTCAAAGGAGGCTTTTAGTCAGGTCAGGTTTCCTCCTATAAATTGGTTCTCAGATAATGTGTTTTGTCATACACTAACGGTATTAGACTTTAGGCATTTCGTATCAAGGGCTTACGTTCATCACGCCGGATCTCAGACAGTCGGCAAGGATGACCGTAAAAACCTCATGGAGGCTTCAAAATGGATGTGGAAAAACGAGCCAGGGATAGCAAGGCACTACAGAATCCCTACCGAATGAAGGTTCCTCCGGTTCCGATCAGGTACGACAGGAAGGTGGGTATCCCTATGCAACCTCCGAAAGGTAAAAAATGAAGGGCTTGCTCTCACCTAAAGTCATGATCGTCATCAAGCAAAAAGAAGACGAAGAAAACGAGTGTCCGCTGCCGACCCAAGACGAGAAGCTCAACGAGGAAAACAAGCAGATCGCTAGGGAAGAGGGTATGTACGGTCCTGAACGAGAGGGCGATACTCAATTCTGGCGCGATCTAGGTGCAAAGTGGCGTATCTCTGCAAGCCAGGCTCAAGAGAGGCGTTGCGAGAATTGTGGATATTTCGACATGGAGATGCAGGATTGTCTACCTGAAGGTGTCGGGTACTGCCACGAGTGGAACTTCATGTGTGCGCCTGAGAAATCTTGTATGGAGTGGAAAAGTGAAGAAAACGAAAGCGGAGAAGAAGATCTCCAAGGTGATGACTGAGTACAACAAGGGTAAGTTGCACTCTGGAAGCAAATCTGGTCCGGTAGTTAAGAGCCGATCCCAGGCGACCGCGATAGCATTGGCAGAAGCTGGTGTGAAGAAAAAGAAATGAAAGGCTTATACGCAAATATTCACGCCAAGCGTGAACGCATAGCTAAGCAAAAGGCTGCTGGCAAGACTCCAGAGAAGATGCGTAAGCCTGGGAGTCCTGGTGCGCCAACGGCTAAGGCTTTCAAAGAATCAGCTAAAACGGCTAAGAAATGACCGCCGCTTGGACTCGTAAGGAAGGCAAGAACGCCAAAGGTGGCCTCAACGAAAAGGGCCGGAAGTCTTACGAGCGTGAGAATCCTGGGTCTGACTTAAAAGCTCCTGTCAAAAGCGGCGATAACCCGCGTAGAGCGTCTTTTCTTGCGCGAATGGGGAATATGCCAGGCCCAGAGAGAAAACCTGATGGAAGCCCTACCAGGCTGCTCTTGAGCCTAAAAGCGTGGGGTGCAAGTTCTAAGGCTGATGCAAAGGCAAAGGCTAAGGCTATCTCGGCGAGGAACAAAAAGTGAAGCGTAGAAAAGGACTGTTAGACGAGGAGAAGTTTCTTCCTCCGCTGCCTGAGCAACTACCGAGGGGCGTAAGTTCGCTGCCAGGTTACGGTCAGACAAGTCCTATCGCGCAGGGATTACTAGGGTTTACGGGCAGGCAACCCACTTACTCGGTGATGGACCCAGAGGCTCAGAAGATGTCTGAGGCTTACAGACTAGGCGAGCAAGCAAGTGTCGCTAGTCAGCTTTACGGGTCTGTGGCTCCATTTGCGGTTGCTTCTGCGATGGCAAATGCAGCTAGGATTCCTGGTGCTGGCGCACAAATTTTTATTGGCAAAAAATCTCCAGCGTGGAACGCGCAAGCAGAGATTGCTTTTAACAAACTTGAGGCCCAAGGCTTGCCAAAAGAAGAAATTTGGAGACAAACAGGAACTTTTAGGGGTTCTGACAAACAATTAAGGCAAGAAATAAGCGATGACTTAGCCCAATTAAATTGGCAAGAATTTCTTTCTACCGCAAAAAGCGGAGAGCCAGAAAAAGTGCTTAGAGCAAGACTTGGTAGCTATCTTGAACATCCAGAACTTTTTAAGGCTTATCCAGATCTTGCTCAGGCAAAATTAAGGCTTGAAGAAAATCCCGCGTATAGCGGGTCTTATTACAGACCTTGGCAGTTAACCAAAGAAGATGTGTTCAAAACCGGCGGGTCAGCATCTCGATATGAAGGCGATGAGCAACTTGCCAAAGCGAGATCTACTTTGTTGCATGAAATTCAGCATGGTATTCAATATCGAGAGAATTTTGCTGGCGGTGGAAACCCAGAGGCCATACCTCAAATAATTGCCTCGGTTTTTCAACCAAAAATGTCTTTGCTTGAAGATGATGTAATGCGTTTTGAACGCGCAATTAGAGAAAGAAGTGCTGCCCAACAAGCCGATTATTTTCACTGGCTTGAGTCAATGGAGAAAAAGCAAAACATAAAGCCAAGTTCAATCTTCAACCTATCTGATTGGTATCAATATAGCGGCGAAATCACAAGCAAGTTAGGGAAGATGCCAAGCAAAAAAGGTTCGAGTAGAGATGAGTGGCTGAGAAGTGCTGCAAGCATTATTAAAGAAAAAAATATTGAAAGGTATCCTCAACTCGAAAATATTGCATCCTCTACTCCTCCAGAGGAGGCTAAGTCAATCTTGCGGAAAACCAAGAAAAAAATAGAAGAATACGGGCCGAGCTACAAAAAACAGCAGCAACTTATTGACGAGCAAAAAAATCTTGTGGCTAGACCGTTTGAGTCTTACCGTAAACTTGCTGGAGAGGCTGAGTCAAGGGCGGTGCAAGCAAGAGAATCAATGACTCCTGCACAAAGGCGCGAGGTTTTTCCTATGTCGTCATACGACATCCCAGAAGAACAATTGATAGTTTTCAAACAACTTGGTTTACTAGACTAATCTGTTGCAAACAAACAACGAATGGACACTAAACAATCTGAAGATACTGAGAAAAAGATTCCACCGGCTGCTGGCAATGGGAGACCAAAGGGTTCGCCTAATAAGTCCACTGCCGCGGTGAGGGAAGCCATTGCAAAAATGGCTGAGATGAACGCTCCGAGGTTCGCAATGTGGCTAGATGAAGTGGCTCAGAAGAGCCCAGAGAAGGCTTGCGACATTTACCTGAGAGCAATCGAGTACCACATACCTAAATTAGCGCGAACAGAGGTAACGGGAACTGACGGTCAACCAGTTGCGATGCAGATCTCATGGGCGCAACCCGAATAGTCATCCCTTATGCGCCTAGGGAGCAGCAACTTCAGATCCACAATGCGCTATCAGATAAGCGTTTTGCCGTTGTTGTCGCGCACAGAAGATGTGGAAAGTCGGTATCTGCGATCAACCATCTCATCAGAGCAGCGATAGAAAACAACAAGGAGGCTCCAAGATATGCGTTTATTGGGCCTACCTACTCTCAGACCAAACGAGTTATCTGGGATTACCTGCTCAAGTTTACCGAGCCCCTTAACGCCACCGCCAATATTGCAGAACTTAGGGTTGATTTCTGGGGCAGACGCATCCAACTTGCGGGGTCTGATAACCCAGACTCTCTTAGAGGACAGTATTTTGACGGGGTTGTATTCGACGAATTCGGCGACCAGAACCCTAAAATTTGGTCGGAAGTGGTTCGTCCGGCCCTGTCGGACAGAATGGGATGGGCCCTATTCCTTGGGACCCCAAAGGGAAACAACCACTTCAAGACCCTAAGAGACCATGCAGAGCAGCATAACGATTGGGCACTGCTTGAGTTCCGAGCATCCGAAACTGGTCTTATCCCTCAGACTGAACTCGATGCAGCTAAGTCCGAAATGGGAGATGACAAGTACCTGCAAGAGTTTGAGTGTTCCTTTGACTCAGCGATCGAGGGAAGTTACTACGGACAGCTTCTCAATGAGCTACCGTCTGAGCGATTCCACGACATCCCTGTAGACGGATTAGCTAAGACTTACGCAGCTTGGGACTTAGGGATAGGCGATTCCACTGCGATCTGGGTTTGTCAGAGAGTTGGCCTAGAAACACGACTCATTGACTTTGTGGAGAACCACGGTCAAGGGCTCGATTGGTATGTGAACTGGCTGAGAACAAATCACTACGAACTGGCCGAGCAATTACTGCCTCACGATGTACAAGTGCGGGAGTTGGGATCAGGAAGGTCTAGGTTAGAACTCCTGCAAGAAGCAGGGCTAAACATCACGATTGTTCCGAGAATGGGTGTTGACGATGGGATACAAGCCGTGAGAAGGCTGATTCCCTTTTGTTGGTTCGACTCCAAGACTAAGCGCGGAGTGGACGCACTACGCAATTATCGGAGACAATACGACGATAAGCGTCAAGTTTACTGGGATAAGCCTCTTCACGATTGGGCATCTCATGCTTCTGACGCATTTCGGTATCTTGCGGTTGGCATGTCAGAAACAACGAGTTGGTCTAAGCCGCTGAAACCTAACGTATCTTGGGTGGTCTAAATGGATGACGGACGATTAAAGGCGATTCTCCAAGGTGAGATTGATAACGCGATAGGTTTCTTGGAGACCGAGACGGTCGAGCAGCGTAAGAACGCGCTCACTGCCTATATGCGCGATCCCTACGGTAATGAAGTAGAGGGTCGCAGCCAAATCGTAACCGGAGAAGTCGCAGAAGCTATCGACGGGATGCTTCCGCCTCTCATGCGTTTGTTTACGTCTGCTGATGAGATCGGCGTGTTCGAGCCTGTAGGTCCAGGTGATGAGCCTATGGCAATGCAGGCCACTGAATATTGCAACTGGGTGCTGATGAAGCAGAACCCTGGCATCTCGATCATGCACGACTGGTTCAAGGACGCAATCCTTCAGAAGGTCGGTGTCATTAAAGCCTACTGGGACGATTCGATTTCAGTCACTAAGGAGCAGTACGCAAATCTGACAGACGATGAGCTAGCCATGCTTATGTCTGACGGGACGATGGAGATCGCAGCGCAAGAGACGATTGAGCAAGACATGGACGGTCAAGTCATGCGTGTCCATAACGTTGCGCTGATGAAGAAAACTAAAGCCGGAAAGATTAAGGTCGAGAACGTGCCTCCCGAAGAGTTCTTGATCTCTAAAGCAGGAAAGACCGTTCGAGATACACCGTTTGTCGCGCACAGGAAACTCATTACAAGGTCTGATCTTGTTTCAATGGGGTTTGATCCTGAGATCGTGATGAACCTTCCGGTTTACAACGACCTTGAGTTTAGTGCCGAGTACATTGCAAGATACAACCGTGACGAACAGCCCTACATGGAGCCAAGTCTCGATAAGTCCATGCAGACGGTTGAAGTGTTTGAGTGCTACCTAAAGACTGACTACGACGGGGATGGGATCGCAGAACTAAGACGGGTGCATTTTTCGGGCAACGAAATCCTAAGCAACGAGGAAACCGACTATGTGCCGTTTTACACCATCTGTCCTATTCCGATTCCTCACAGGTTTTTTGGGGATTGTCCTGCTGATCGTACAGTTGATCTCCAGCTTATCAAGACGACTGTAACGAGGCAGATGCTTGATAACCTGTACCTGCAAAACAATACCCGTATGGGTGCTGTCGAAGGTCAGGTCAACCTCGATGATCTCTTGAGCGTTACTCCTGGCGGTGTGGTGCGAATGAAGAATCCTGCCGCACTGGTTCCAATCACGACACCTCCTGTTGGTCAGCAAGCCTTCCCTCTTTTAGAGTACCTCGATCAGGTTCAGGCTAAACGCACAGGCGTTACAGAAGCCTCTCAAGGTCTTGACCCTAACATCCTACAGAACGTCACTGCCGCGGCCATAGCAGCCCTTACGCAAGCCTCACAAGGCAAGATAGAACTCATCGCTAGGATCTTTGCAGAAACAGGCGTAAAAGACTTATTCAAAGGGTTATTACATCTTTTATGCAAATACCAGGACAAAGCAGTTTTGATTCGGATGCGTGGGCAGTACGTTCAGTACGACCCGCGAGAGTGGTCGAACCAGTACGATGTATCAGTGAATGTCGGACTTGGTACGGGGAGCATGGAGCAAAAGATGGCAATGCTCAGTATGGTTCTGTCAAAGCAAGAGCAGATCATTCAAGCGTACGGCCCGAACAATCCTTTAGTGAGTGTCTCGCAGTACAGATCAGTATTAGGAAAGTTGATTGAGGCAGCAGGGTTCCCAGATTCAGCAGAGTTCTTCAAGCCTGTCGGCCCAGAGATTGATGCTGCACTTGCACAACCTCAACAACAACAAGGCCCAGATCCTGCCATTCAAATGATGATGGCGCAGGCCCAAGCAGACATCGAGATAAAACGTCAGAAAGCTATGGCCGATATTCAGCTTGCAAGGGAAAAGGCTTTGGCCGAGCTAGAACTCAAGCGTATGGAGTTTGAGGCAGAAGCGCAGATGAAGGCGATGAAGGTCGGGGCAGGTATAACTGGCAACGTTGAGATACCAGGGTAAATCATGGCATTCAATCAAGACGTTTACAATTTTGTTCTAAAGAATATCAATGACCCAAAGACTATTATGGATTCAATGGGCTACTTTGGGGTTGATATAAATCAACTTGCGGATGCTATCGGCTACCCAGTAAGCAATCTCGTTCAATATTTTCAAAACGCAGGGCTCGTTGCTCCTGGCATGGAGCAGCCTGCAAACGAACAGCCTCAAGGTGGACAAGACTCAGGCGGTCAAGTTGAACAACCTGTTTACCAACCTCCTCCGGTATACACGGCAACAGATGGCACTACGTTCAACAGCGAGTCCGATAGAAATAATTATCAAACAGCAATAAACGCGCAGCAAAAGCTACGCACCGACGCGCAAGCCATAGGCATCAACTTGCCTTCATCGTGGTTTGTGATGACACCTCAGCAACAGTTTGACTGGTACGTTTCCAACAAGTTTGGAAGCGACAAACTAAAGGCTTTGGGCGTAACTGATGCAAATCTGCTGAAGGCTGTAGATGACGCAATCAAGCCATTGACTGTAACGGATGTCGTTAATACGATCTCACAGCCAGTCAATCAGGGCGCAAACGATCAGACAGTAAATCAGACCGTAAACCAAACAGTTAACCAGGGGTCTACCGTGACATCACCAACTCTACAGTCATGGCAGAAGCTAGATGCTTCTGGGAACATCGTTCCTAAGACGATGGCCGACTATACGTTTACCGAGATGGTTCCGTTTGCTCAGAACCTTATCGCGCAACAACAAGCGGCTGGAAAGTACATTACACCTGATGAGTTCAGAGTGTTTGCAGGACAACAAGGTGTTCCTGATAGCCAAATGGCTGCATTGGTTGCAAGCCTTAACTTTCCAAAGGCTCCCGTCGCACAACAATCCGTCGTCAATCAGCCTGTAAATAACGCAAAACCACTATCTGCGTACACAAGCGCAGAGATGATTCCGTATATACAGAATCTATTCAAAGACAATCCCAACGTATCCGCGCAGATGGTTAGGCAATACGCCATGTCACAGAACGTCCCTGCGAGCGTGATTGACGCGGCTTTGAGTGGTGTGCAAATACCGACCGCTAACTTTGTGCCGTTTACTGTTGGCGGCGGTACAACTTCACTAAAGGCACCTACAACTGACTTCTTTTACGGCGCAGGCCCGACGCAGCAAGCCCCGTTCATGTTCAAGTCTGGGGCAGCAGGTTATACCCGTTTGTTACCTCAGTCTCTAGAGTTTGGTGTTCCTGCTGTCACCGGAACTAAGCCAGAATTCAAACCTGGGGTCTTTGATAAGACAGCATTGCAAAAGGCTTACGAAAGCCAAACGGGTGAAAGCTATGGCGGCGAAGTAATTCCTGCTAATGACATCAGCCAAGCAAGCTACATGGGCGGGAAGATCACGCCAGACAAGATTGCTTATGAGAAAGGCGGGAAAGTCAAAGGTTTGCTTGGGCCCAAGCCTGATAGCCCTGACGATGGTTATGCAAGCCTACAGGTTGGTGAGTACGTCATTCGTAAGAAGGCTGTCAACAAATACGGAGAGGATTTCTTAGAGGCTCTCAACGAGTCACGAATCCCTAAAAAGAAGGCTAAAGGACTCTTATGACCCAACGTTGGGAGCGAGCAAAGGCTTTACTTGGCGATGAGTTTCTGAACGAAATCTTCGCTGAGTTGGAAAAAGACAACATCGAGCGTATTATCAATAGTCATCAGGACGACATTGAGCTTCGTGAGGACTCGTATCTTATGATTAGCGCAGTGCGTCGTGTGAAAGCGCGTCTTGAGTCCGTTGCCGCCGAAGGCGAGATGAACAAGAGACGATTCAAACTTTTTAAGTAGAGGTTAGTTTATGGAAAGCAGCAACCCGCAAGGGACTAGCTTGACAGTGGGACAGGCAGCAAATGCGTTTCTTGGGATGATGGATGGTGGCGGGACTCCAGCGGAGCAACCAGAACCCCAGTCAGAAGAACAGGAACTTGCTGTCAGTGAATCTGAGTCTGAGGAAGTCCAAGAGGAGGCTCAAGAGGAGGAACAGCGTTTTGTGGTGAAAGCCGCAGGTGAAGAACGCGAGGTGACCCTCCAAGAGTTGATCGAAGGCTACCAAAAGGGCACTGATTACCATAAGAAAACTAACGCGCTTGCAGAACAGCGTAAAGCAGTCGAGGCAGAGAAAGCCGCTGTCGAGCAAGCAAAGCAGGCACGAGATGCCTACGCCGAGCGACTGAAGGTAATGGATCAATTCCTGAGCCAACAAATGCAAGGTGAGGATATTGAGAGTTTGAAAGAGACCGACCCGATAGCTTATGCGGTGAAGGTCGCGGAAATGACTCGCCAAGAGAAGCAACTCCAGCAGTTAAGAGCCGAGCAGCAACGCATTGCCAGAGAGCAACAAGCCGAGCAAGAGGTTCAGATGGAGAGGCGTATCGCGGAAGAGGCGCAGAAGGTTGCAAGTGCAATCCCAGACTACGCCGATCCGAAGAAGGGTGAGAAAGTCCGTAGTGATTTAAGAGCGTTTGCAAAGAGCATTGGTTACTCTGATGCGGAACTTGCAAGTGCGACTGACTCTCGTGCCGTGGTGACGTTATGGATGGCCGCGCAGTATCAGAAATTGCAGCAAAGTAAGCCTGGGGTAACCAAAAAGGTTACGGAGGCTCCGAAGTTGCTAAAGCCTGGGACTGCCACAGGTAAGACCATTCAGTCAGAAGCAGCAAAACAGGACTTTGCGCGTCTCAAAAAGACAGGTAGTCGACAAGACGCTGCAAGGGTTTTTGAAAGATTCTTGTAATTAGGAGTTAAAAATGACTGTTCCTTCAGGTACATTCCAGACCTTCACAGCTATCGGTCAGCGTGAAGATCTAACCGATGTTATTTACAACATCAGCCCGACCGAGACACCTATCCTTTCGTCGCTTGCTCGCACCAAAGCAACGGCTGTCTACCACGAGTGGCAGACCGACACGTTGGCAGCAGCAACAACCAACAACGCACAGGTTGAAGGTGACGACGCTACAGCAGCAACCATCAGCCCGACGACTCGTCTCGGTAACTACACGCAGATCGTTGCTAAAACGATCCAGGTGTCAGGAACCATGATGGCCGTTGACCTTGCAGGTCGTCGCGCAGAGAAGGCTTATCAGCTCTCGAAGGCTTCGCAAGAACTCAAGCGTGACCAAGAGACGATCCTTGCTGCTAACCAGGGTCGCAGTGCTGGCAACTCGTCCACGGCTCGCAAGTTGGGTTCGCTTTTGTCTTGGCTCAAGACTAACTCGAACTACAACACCACGGACGGTGCTAACCCCACCACCATCGGTGTTTCGACCCGTAGCGATGGTACGACCCGTACCTTCACCGAGGCAATCCTCAAGGATGGCGTTCAGCAGGTTTATACCTCTGGCGGCAGTCCTAAGATCCTCGTGGTTGGTCCTGCTCTCAAGCAGACGGTGTCTGCCTTTGCTGGTATCGCAGCACAGCGCTACATGGCTCCCGATAACGCTCCCACGACCATCATTGGCGCGGCTGACGTTTATCTGAGCGACTTCGGCTCGATCTCTGTTGTACCTGATCGTTTCGTCCGTAGCCGTGATGCGTTCATCCTTGACCCTGAGTACGCAGCGATTGGTTATCTGCGTCCGTTCCAGACGAACGAGCTTGCAAAAACTGGTGACTCTGAGAAGACCCAGATTCTTGCTGAGTTCACGATGGAAATGCGTAACGAAGCAGCCCACGGTATCCTCGCGGATCTGAAGACTGCTTAAGTTATAAACTGTGGTAAAAAGAAGGGAGGCGTAACAACCTCCCTTTTTTTATGAGCACAAAGACAACATTTCACGCTACCGACGATCAGTTTGTGTTCCAGAGAACGCAAGAGATAACTGACATCGTCGAGCAGAACAAAGCCCTGTATAACGCCACAGACGAGCGTGAGCGATGGGGAGAGTGGACACGCTACGCACAGCTTCCCTTCGTTGTTGTTGATGACCTCAACGCCAAGGGCATCATGCGAGGGTTTGCGGTGATCGACGAAAAAAGATTCAGGGCGTGGATGAACGACCCAGAGAACAGACACTTCAGGACGAGGCCAGGTAAAGTATGAAAGTCGCTTTTTGCGTCCCATGTCGGGACACGATGATGACGGGAACGTCTTTTGATATGGCTCGTTTGGCGGCATACGATGGGGCCAATAGATGCGCGTTAACAGGAGGATCGTTCCTCTTGTACACCGCACCAGGCACTCTCATATTCAGTCAGAGAGAGTCGCTAGCCAAAGAAGCCTTAGCCGATGGTGCTGAGTACATTCTTTGGGTGGACTCGGATATGAGGTTCCCAAAGAACACGTTAGAACGACTGTTAGCACACGGCAAACAAATCGTCGGGGTCAATGCGGTTACGCGGCGAAAGCCTGTATTGCCCACGGCCATAAACTTCCATCAAGACAAGGAGATCTTTGAGAAGATCGAGAGTCGCGGTAAGAAGGGTATCGAGGCTGTGACTGCTGTAGGTTTTGGGGTTGTCTTAACCCATAAGTCTGTGTTTGACGCTATGCCCCAACCCTGGTTTGATGTAGTATGGGGGGCGGGTGGTCTAATTGGCGAAGATGTGCATTTTTGCGTG